ATGCTCTCGATAGGCCAAAAGGAATCGATCCTTCGCAAGGAGGGCGCCGTTGTTCCCACGTTTCCCAACCGGAACGTCGCGGAACGGCCCCGATACAGCAGGCGCGACGAAGGCGGCGGGCGTGGGCAGGTCATCGACCTCGTGTACGAGCAGGCGGTGCGGGAATGGAGAGCCACCGTCGAAGCGCTCTACGCGTCCTGGCTCGCCGCACGGCGGTGAGCCGACCGCCTCAGCGGACGCGGCGCCGGGCCCGAAGCCGCTTCCGATGCACCCATGAAAAAAGCCGCTGACCGAATTCAGTCAGCGGCTTTTGCCGTTGTGTTGGTGGGCGGTGGAGGTTTCGAACCTCCGACCCCAGCAGTGTGAATGCCAGTACGAAGCCCTGCTGCAGGGCGTCTCAGAGGGGAAGTGCTCCGACCCAGCCGCCATGAAACGCCAGCCGCGAGCAGCTTTTTGCACTGGAATTACACAGCCGCCAGAATGGTTGTGACGTGATCAGCGCTTGGGCCAGCTACATGGCGTTGTGCTTGAGCGGCATCAGTGCGAAAATCCAGCCAGATGGTGAATGCGCAGGCTGATGCGCAGCGTCTCTAGTAAGAGGGGGCGGACACGCGGGGAGCTAAGACCGCCCAAGGACGGAGATCAGCACCGGCCACCATCAACTACTTCAGCTTGCCCCTTGGGCGTAAACTGGAACCCACCATGAAAGCAATCCAAGCCATCCAAAAGCATGACCGCTTTTTCTCGGAAGCGCGCGCGATCATGGACCGGAACGACCTGCCGGACGATGCTTTCGAGGCCGTCTACGCCGAGCGCAAGCATCGCGCGTTCATGGAAGAGATCGAGCCCTACAAGAAGCAGATTTCCTCGATCATGGGCATCGCTATGCCCGACTTCCTGATGGTCGATGGAAAGATAGAGCGCAAAGGTGACGGCCTCACCGACAGCCTGCGTGAGATCGTAGTGCAGTACCGGGCGACTATCGCGGACATCGCCTTCAAGTACTACGGCGAACGCAGCTTGCCGCGCAGCTCGTGGCTCACCGGAGCGGCCGGCTTACCCGCCAGCGCCGCGGCCCGGCACTCGTTGTAGACGCCCGCCACCTCGACCAGCTTCAGGGTCGTGGCGCCGAACGTGTCATCGCTGAGCGGCGTCAGGGGTGGACAGCTTGCCACCACCAACGGGCTCGGCTGCAGTTCCGGCAAGCGCGGAATTGATGGCCCGCACGCTGTCAGGAGCATGGCGGCAGTCGCGGTACACCACGTTCTCACGGACGATGGTCTCCGTTTTGCCGCGGACGGTGGTGTTCGTGACCTTGATTTGGGCGATGGCATCAGCTGCTCCTAGTTGGGCCGCGGCCCTGGTGTCCTCTACTGCCTTGGTGATCTTGGCCTGGCCGGCGATCTCGCCGTCCCTGCCCACGCTCTCGCCGTAGAAGAAGGCGCCCCCGACAGATCCACCCCAGGCAAGCACGACGGCGAGCAGGACGTAGGGGTTCACGCGCGACTCCACGGGCAATCAATCGAGCTGTGCCCGACCGCGCCGCAGTAGCAACACCAGCGGGCGGTCATGTCAGGAACCACTTGCGTTCGTCGGCGCGGCGGCGTGCCAACCCTGCCATGACCCGGCCGCCAGCCTTGTCCCAGCGAAGGAACTGGTCAGCGGCACCGCGGCGGTCGCCAGCGTTCAGCATCCGCAGCAGCGTGCTCGAGCGGAAAGCTCCGGCGCCAACGTTGAAGACGAACGACACCAGGGCGTCGAATTCGTTCTGGCTCAGCGGCACCTTGACTGCGCCGGCCACCGCCTTTTCGGCGCTCTGCAGGTCGGCCGCCAGGAAGTCGATCGCCTGGTCTTTGGTGATGCGGTCGCCGGGCTTCACGCCGCCAGTGTGGCCAACGCCGATCGTCCAGGGCTCGCCACCGGTGCCCGGGTCGGGGTAGGCGTCGAGGCGTAGGCCTTCGTGTTCGGCGATTCGGTTCTGGGCAGCTTGCGAGGTCTTCATGGCGCATCCTTCTGCTCGAGCGAGATTTGCTTCACCGGCCGCAGGAACACGATCAGGATCAGGCAGGCCAGCCGGATCAGCGACTTGTGGCCAGAGTCCAGCAGCGGCAGCCCGTCGATGTTCTCGGCCAGGATCTGCAGCACGTCAGGCAGGAAGATGCCGACCGCGGCGAGTTGGACGGTCCAGGCGCGCCAGAGACGCTTCCAGCCGTCGATCAGTTGGATGTTCATCGCTTGCTCCCAGTGTCAGCAGTCCGGCCGCGCAGGATGGCCAGGCTCTCTTTGATCTCGGAGGTGCTCTTCTGCAGCTCCTTGATGTCCGCCTTCAGGTCGACCAGCGCGTCTTTGGTCTGCGATCGGTCGACGACCGCCTGCGCCTCCACCGCCTTCACGTTGGCCTTCGTCTCGACCTGCTCAGTTCGAACCGCGGTGTAGATCGAGAAGGCCGAGGCGACGACCACCACAATCTGCGCGATGGTCCCCGTGTTAATGGTGGGGTCGAACTTCATCAGGCGCTTTCCTTCGAGCGGCATGGAACCGCTTTCCAGCGGCGCGGGGCGGGTGGTGCGGGAGGTCATCACAGCTCCGCCGAAAGAGTGCCGGCAATGGCGATGGAGCCAGGCCAGCCAGCGGTTGCACCGCTGTAGGCGTAGGAGAGAAGCACCGAGGGGCCAACCAATCCGGTAGCGGTGGCGTTGTTCGCAGCAACCGGGGCTTGGAACCACGCCGTTCCGTTGTAGATCGCTGCCGAAGCACTGCCCCCACCAGACGCGAAGTTGGTCACTGTCGGCGTGGCGCGCATCTGCACACCAGTCGGGACGGTGAAGTCCAGCACGTTTGTGCGGCTGGTCGTGCCGCCGAAGTAGTTGAAGGGCTGGAAGTAGCGCTGGCATCTCGCCAGTTCTTGCTGCGTATCAGGAGGGGTCCACAGTTGCAGCGATGTGCCTTGCCCTGCTCTCATCACCGAAAGATCGAGCGTCACGTTCTGCGCGACCACGGCCTCAGTCCAGACAACAAGATAAAGGTTGTTCAGCGTGGATGGGGCTACAACTCCGCCCGCCGATGAACTGGAAACCACTACATCTGACCACTCACCCGCTGCAACTGCCGCCGCTCCTGTGGCGATCGTCAGGGTATTGGCGACAAAGAAGTTTCCAGCCGTGTAGGCCGTGCTGGACCAGCCATTCACCACATCCCGTGTCGGCGCATCCAAGCTTCCCGTCCAGGCGACAAGAGCGACACGCACCGTGGTTGCGGCAGAGCATCGAACCTTCGGCGCAAACACCAGGTTCTTGCCGCGGTAGGCCAGGCAATTCTCCGCCTCCACGATCTGCAGACTGCCGACTCTCTTTGGCGCTGCGTCTGGCTGCGTAATCCTCATTGCGTAGGGGATGCCGTCGGTTGGTTGTGCGAGCTGGGAGAGCGTAATCGAACCGGTTTCGCACAGAGCGACTGTCCGGTCGAAGCCGTATGCGCCATCAGCGACAGAGGACGCGCCACGCTGATTGATCGAGAAATCGCTATTGATCCAGAGGTTCGTGTTGCGCACCGCCGCAATACCCAGGCTGTCGAGCGTCGCCAGGTCCTGCGCAGGGGTTCCGTCGAAAGTGGCGCCTCCTTGAAAGGCTACTGGCCCGGTGTAGGCGCCTCCAGTCGCAGGGACGATGCCGGCCGCGACAAGCTGTGAAGGATCTGCGCCTGCGTAGAACTGATCTACGCTATCCATCACAGTGCCATCCGAATCCTGCACGATCAGCTTATACGCCACGTTGGCCGTCAGCCAGATATCGGCACGGCCGGCCGCGTCCAGAATCACCGGGTTCGCGTTCGGTGTCGTGCCGCCGCGGTCGGTGTAGGTCGGCAGAGGGATCAGGGTGCCAGCTTCGTAGCTGAAGATCTTTCCGCCAGAGAGGGGCACCCCGGCGTTGTCGAAGAACTGCGGGATGGCTTGGAGAGCAACGGTCATGAGTGGTCCCTAAATGAAGAAACCCGCTGCAGCGGGTCTAGAATCTGTCGGTGGACTACACCGACTGGCTCATCTTTAAATTCGTCGGCGTGTGCGTCGTCGTCTTCGTCTACAACTTCTGGAAAGGGATCACCGGGCGGTAATCGCCGGGGCTGCCTTGTATCCCAGCTCAGCGGGCCGTGTCAGCGCCTGCAACAGTGCGTTCTGCTTCGGGTCTGCCAGCAGTCGAGCCGCCTCCCTCGGGTCTAGCAGAGCGTTTCCAAGCCGTTCCTGAATCTGCTTATTGGCCGTGCCGTAGGGAATTTGGAGAAGCCGCCCCAAGGTCGAGGTGGCGACCGTCGACCCGCCAATTCCTCGCCCCATAACGCCCTGCAGCAGTTGGTTTTGGGCAAGGTTCTGCACCGTGTTGGAGCCAATGGCTCGCCCCGTGTTGTTGGCGATCTGTTGCGCATTGAGGTCGGCCTGGACCGCGCGCAGGATTCGCAGTTGCTCTTGGCTCAGATCCTTCGCCAGTTCGGAGCCTTGATTCTTGAGGACGTTGTTGAGCTTGGGTGCCGACAGGATGGCGCCCCCCTGCGAATCCACGGTGCCGGTCTGGACAGCTTTCAGGATCTCGTCCAGCTTTTCCATCTGGTTTATGGGGATGGACTCATCAGCGTATGCCTTGAGGTATCCACGCCAAGACGATCGAGGGCCTGACGTGGCGGTAGGCGCCGCAGCCTGGGCGCGTGCGGCGGGGCCGATTTCTGAACCGGCGCGAGCCAGTTCAGTAGAAGGCGTGAAGGAAGCAACCTCACGAGATGCCGAGAAGGGAGACGCCGCACCAGCGGAAGGAGACGCGACACGCCGGCTGGCCTCGTCGATGGCGTCATCAATCAGGCTTTTCACACTACCGAGCTGACTGGAGGCGTACTTCAAGTTGCCCGCTTCGCCTTGGAGCTTGCCCTCAAGCGTCGTGTTGATGTCCTTGCGGATCTCGTACAGCGCTCGAGCGTCGATTGCACCACCTTCGCTGAATTTTTCGATGCGGCTACGAAACTTGGACAGAGCCTGCTGAGACAGTTCACCGGCGTTGTCGGGCTTTGAGATCAGGCGATCAATCGACTTCAGGATTCCGTCAGAAGGCACCCTCCCGGCCGCGTTGAGCACTTCTTCGCGCATCGGCCCTGTAAGGGCGTCTCGGGCCTCTTTGGCGACAGAAATCTTGCCGGTGTTGCCGGCGATGCCCTCCAGCACGCCCGTGCGGGCTTGGTTCTGCGCGGTCTGCCGTGCAGAGAGGTTCGCTGCGTAATCCGGGCTGGCGTTCTGCATAGCCCTGCTGAGGGCGGCCAGGCCGTCGTCGCCCGCGGCAGTGGCCACTGTTGGCGCAGAGCCAGGGACCACCTCTTGCGCCCCAGCCAGAGCCGCCCGTGCTGCCGCCGGGTCGGTCGCCGATTGCCGCAATACATCGCCTGCGATTTGGGTCTGCCCGCGTGCATAGAAAGGGCGCAGAACGGAGCCGGCCGAGCGGCCCACTGCCCCGACAGCCGCTGCAACCGGAGGCAGTGCACCGCCTACGGCCGCACCGATGCCGGCGCTCTGCGGGTCGATCATTCCAGCGCTCGCAGCACCCGCGCCAGCCCCACCAGCCATGCGAAGCAGCATGTTTTGTGTTGCCGGCGCGATGCCGGGGGCGACTGTCGCGCCTGTGGTGGCTCCGCCAGATGCGAGCGCCGCGGCCAGCCTGGTAGCCCCGGCAGCGCGAGCGGGGATCGCGAGAACGTTGCCTGCGCCCGCAGTTCCTGCGATTTCACCCGCCAGCTTGCCGCCTTTGTAGGCGATCGATTCAGGGTCAGCGCCGAGCGCTTGCAATCCACCATCGATCCCGGCTCTGCGGGCGCGGTTTGACTCCAGCGACAAGCCTTTGCCGGCCATCGCATCCGCCGCAATGTCGTAAGGGGCAAGGAGCGTGGCGCCGATTGAACCAGCGCCACGGATCATGCCCGCGCCCAAGTTCCCCGCTCCCTGCAGGAACCTGTCATTCAGAGAAGCATTGTCGGCGGCAGGCGCGCTCGTGGCAGCCACTTCGGCTTGCGGGGCATCCCATTCCTGTTCCCACGGCATTTTTGCTGCCGGCGATTCTGCGGCTTGCGCCGACGGAATGACCGCCTCAACGGCGCGCTGGACAAGGCCACGCTCCTTCGGGATGCGCGCCGCTACCTGGGCTCCGTATTGGAGGGTGTTGGGGGCGTTGGGGTTGCGCGGGTCGGAAACGGCGACACCCCGGCGAGCCTTCTCAAGTCCACCGGGTCCTCCGTAGTATCCCGCCGCAGTAAGGGTCGGATCGCCGCCAGCTTGGTCGTAAAGCTGCTTGACGTAGCGGATGCCTGCACGGGCGTTCTGTACCGGGTCATTGATGTCCCAATCCTTGTCAGCGACCGATCGGAAGGTCGGCGGGATGATTTGCATACCCCCCACCGCACCAGCATTGGAAGTCTTCGTGTTCTTGCCGCTGCTCGACTCCTGCGCGTAGATGCTGCGCGCGATCTCCGCAACAGGGCCGTCTGCCTTCTCAGCAGCCAGGGCCGAAGCGAACGGGTCGCCTCCTGCAGCCTTGCCACCCCAGTTCATTTCCCACGGGTTCATTTAACAGGCTCCCATGATGCTCGGTCGTTGGGATTGCCGCCCTTGTATCGGTAGCCGTTCTGAACCAGACCGACGCTCAGTTGAGGCTTCAGGGCCGGCGTGTAGCCATCGCTGATGACCAAACTCGGGTCGGCATTTGAGCGCTTGGCGATGTCCTGGTAGCTGGAGCGCGCCTTGCCGTACTCGTCTTCGAAGGTCTTCATGCGCGACTTGGCTTCGGTGAGGATCTGCTTCTTCACCTCCTCGGTGAGCTTGCCGCCCCCGGCGATGTACTGCGCCCATCCCTTCACTCGCTCCGGAATCGCAGGCGCGTTCGCAACAGTCGCGTACTCACCTTCACGCACAACGCTGTTCGGGTCGTAGAGCTTGGCGATGCCGTAGACGATGTTGATGTCGGACATGGGCGTGTTGCGCTTCACGGCGTCCTCGATGCCCTTGAACGACGGCAGCGCCTGCTTGTAGTTCTTGACCTCAGGCAGGCCGTCGAACTCCTTGCGCAAGCTGGTCGAGTTCTCCGGGATCTTCTCGCCGCGCTTGATTTCGTTCTCATCCGCCTTGAGGCGGTTCGCATCGACTGCGCGCGTGTTCGTCAGATCCTGGCCGCGCACCGCGGTGGATGCGGTCAGGTCTTGGCCGCGGATGGCTGTTTGGGCGCCGAGGTCTTGCCCGCGCATCGTGACGCCTTGAGCCTGCTGTTGGATCTGTGCGTTCAGCCGCTCCTTGGCCGTCAACGTGGCCTGTGCGAACTGCGCGACACCGGCGGGATCGTATTGAGGATTCCACTGCGACACGTCGAGGCCCTGCTGCTGCGCGATCGTGCGTGCGCGGTCGTAGCTCGGCTGGTCGGTCACGGAGCCGGCCAAGTTGGACAGCATTTCGAGCTTCTTGGCTTGCAGTTCGAACGAGCTGACATCGGCCGCGCGCTGATCCTTGTTGGCCGTCGCTTCTGTCGTGACCAGCTTTCCTGCCTGGTCGAACGCGCCGACGCCCTGCAGCGCCGCGGCCTTCTGGCTTGTCGGCAGGCTGGAGAATGAAGGATTCTGCACAAGCTCCAATAGGCGGTTCTGCTGCAACGTGTCGCGCTCGCTCTTGTCGGCGGCGCCTTGATATGCCTTGATCTGATACGCCTTCGCCAATGCGTTGAGCGGATTCGCCTGCTGGGGCTGCTGAACTTGGCCGTAAATGCTTGCGTCGATCGGCATATTTAATCCCTCGTGAAGTCGTAGGCGGCAGCGTTGGGAAGGCCGCTTGCACCGTAGGGGTTGTTGTTGACGCTGTTGTTGCGGTTCAGCACCGAGTTCATGAGCTGGTTGCTCTGGTAGTTGTTCACCGCGCCCGTCATCGCCCCGCTGATGTTGTTCGCATTGGCGATGCCGGCGGCCCCTTGCGCGTTGGCATTGGCCGTGGTGTTGGCGCCGATCTGCGCCGCGGTCGCCGCACCGGAGGCGCCGAGGTTTTGCGAACCCAGAGTCGCCGCGCCGGCCAGAGACAAGAGCGGGTTCACCGAGTTGTTGAAGTTCGCCTGGTACGCATTGAATCGATTGCCCTCGTTCGTGCCGAAAGTTCCGAGGGCGCGGCTGTAGGCGTTTTGGAATTCCTGCGAAGCCGCGCCTTGGTTGTAGTTCGATGCTGCAGTGAGCTGGGCGCCAGACAGGAAACGACCTGACGCCGCGCCTTGCCGATCAAGCGCCTTCTGCCCTTGGTCGAGTCGGAACTGATAGCTCGGGTCGTCGAAAAGGTCTTCGCCCGTGTAGCTGAACTTCTGGAACTCGAAGTCTTTCCCGAGCTTGCCGTAGTTGGGATCGGCTGCTGCCGCGGCCTGCGCCGCCTGCTCAGCGGCAGTGCGCGCAGCTTGCTGTTCGGAAAGACGCGCCTGAATGGCCGACTCGAGCCCGGCTTCATCCACAGTCGAAGAAGTCTGCCCGCGACCGTCGTACCAACCAGGAACGCCTGTGGCATCGCCATTGCCGCCATATTGCAGCCCAGAGCCGCCGATGCTCAGACCCGTGGGCTGCTGACCGGGGGCAAGCGCGCCGTTTGGCGTGGGCGAGTTGGACGCCGTGCGGGTGTACTGCGAAAGGAGCTGATTCCGCAGCGCGTCGTAGGTCTGCTCAGTGGGGTTGATGCTGCCCCCACCCGAAGAGCCCAGCCCTCCAACGGTAGTCGACCCAGAGAACCCCGTTGGAGATAGGCCGAGCAAGTAGGACAGCCGGTCCCGAGCCGCATTCCCCGTGTTGATCGTCGGAGCCTGGAGCGCGACGTTGTTGTCGTACTGGCGCGCGGATTCCGCATTCGCGGCATCGGTGGCGGCCTGCTGACCTTTGGCCGCAGACTTTGTCGCGCTCGAACTCATCGCCGCCCCTGCGACGGTGGCGACCCCTGCAATTGCTGCAACCATTGATTACTCCCCGATGTATTTGGTGTAGAGGCGTTCGGCCTCGGTCCAACCCATGAACTCGAAGAGGGGGCCGGCGTCCAGGCTCTTCTTCGTCCCGGTAAAAAGCTTCTTGACGCCGCGGGCCTTCAAAGTCGACTCCACGAATTGAAAAAGCCGCAACGGTGTGCGGCCTGTTCTGTTTTCTGGAGCGATCCAGTAGATGTCCGTCATCCCGCATAGCGTCGAGACATAGTGCAGATGAGGTCGCACGAGCGTGAAGTGGTAGCCGACGATCTGTCCCGCCTTGCGCGCGACCACGATGTGCAACATGCCCAGCGATTCCATGGCGTCGTAGTTCGCGAAGTCTGGGTCGAGCGGCATCTTGTCGCGATTCAAGGCGACTTCCTCGTAGTGCTTGACCCACAGTGGCGCCATCTCCGCCTGCACGTCACTCCAGGCTTCAACCGCATAGGTGATCATGCTTAGACCTTGATGTCGATGACCATGTGGATGCGCTCCACAGGGCTGTTGTTGATGACTTCGTGCTCCGGCCGGCCCTCTTGCTCCGGGCCCTTGCCGTTGTCGAACCACCAAGCCTCGCCGGGAGCCATGTAGACCGACTCGTCGCCGGCATGGAATACCACGCCTGGCGCGCTCTGCAGGCAGATGTGGTGACGGTGCCAGTAGTTGGCGTGATCGAGCGTGTCGGCGTGCCTGAACACCCGCCCGCCGGGCTGCACGCGATTGATGATGACCCGGCCCAAGCGGGTGCCGCCCACGTAGGCGAACAAGTTCATGACCAACTGACGCGCTTCTGGAAGCCGGCCATAGATGGGCTGGTCAACGCATTCATGCTGGTCGATGGTGCGCAGGTACTCAGCCTTTTCTTCCTCGGTCTTGGGGACCGGCCGCGGTGGAAAGCGGAGGATCAGGCTGTCCACCTCGCCGAACGGGCCCTGCGGGAACGTGCGCAGGTAGGTATCCTCGGTCCACCAGCCAGGGTTGCGGTAAAGCGATGCGACGAGCGGCCCGGTGTTGACGCCGGTTGCAATGCGGTGGAAATGCTTCATCGGGGGATCAAGGTGATAGTAGGGGCGACCGTGTACGCCACGCGCACAGCATCGCCAGGGTTCAATCGGATCATTTCGCCAGCGTTGACCGGGTAGAACGTTAGCCCGTCACGCGTGAATTCCAGAGCCGAGACGGTCCCGCCAGACAGGAGGACATCCGCGTCAAAGTCGCTGGCGTTCGTATAGGTGAAGGGCGAGGCGCCGACAGCCACTGCGGCAACGGTGTTCGTCGGGTTGCGGCCGACCTGCGACAGGTACTGCTGCAACCAGAGGCTCATCTTGGCGACCAGACCCCCGCCCTCACTCATCACGTCGGCGATCTTCTGGCCCACGCGGGGGCGATTTAGGGGCTTCATTGAACCTCCAGCGAAGCGCCGAGAACAACTTTCTTCACAGGCGCATCAATGGCGATCTCGTACAGCCGGTTGCGAGCCGCGCCCAGGCGGTTGAAGATGACGCGCTTACCGTACTCGCCCATCGCGCCGATCTTCCGCGTGACCTCGTTGGACCAGGTCCGGCCATCGTCGCTCCATCGCAGGGACACTTCCGGGTCGGAGCCGTAGCCAGAGGCCAGCCCGACACCGGCCTCCATGAAGATCTCGAGGCGGCTATGGAACAGGCGCTTACCCTGGTTCCAGATATACGGGCACACCCGCAGGGATCGGATCGGGTCGCCGTCATTGCTGTATGCCTCGAAGCTCATCTCATAGAGGCGGCCGTCCCGGTAGTCGCCTACCAGCAGCTTGCCGAATGCTGAGGCGAAGCAGTTCAGCCGGTAGCGCTGAAAGTCCGCCGCGTCCCATTCCAGCCACTCAAACCACGAGCCCGAGTGCGCGTCGTAGCACCATGTCTTGCTTGCGGTCGGGAAGGTGAGGATGTAGATCGGGTGGCGGCGGATGTCCACGCCTACAGCGAAGGCGTCGTCAACCCGCACATAGCCTGCCATCTCCTTCTCGAGCGCGACCGTGCTGATTCGCATCGGCGACTGGCCCTGCATGCGATAGACCGCCAGAGCGCCTTCGGGGTTGTTCCCCAGCCAGAAAACCGAATCGTCGGATACAGCCGCGGAATAAGGCGCCGAGCAACCTACTTCGGTGAACGTGCCGTCCACGCGCTGGAAGGGAAACGTCGCGTCGCCGCCGTTGTACCAAAGCTCCATCGTCCCGGTGCCGAACACATGCAGCAGGCGGTGATTGCTGATGACGGTCGACACGTTGTCTGGCAACCCCTCCGCCGAGGCAAAGTCAATCGCATCCCATGCGAGAAAGTTGTAGAGCCCGGAAATGCCGAACTGCTGACTGTCAGGCAGCGCGACGATCCCGAAGCCGTCCTGATAGGTCGTCTGCGTCGCACCGTAGACGAAGCCGGGGTCCGTGATCTGCGTCCAGGCCATGGTCGCTATGTCGTACACAAAGCCTGATAGGCCGTCGACCAGCAGCACCTGGAGGCCGTTGCTTTGCAGGGTAACGCGGCCCGTGCCGTTGTAGGTTCCGATGGCGGTGAAGGTGGACAGGTCCGAGCTGACGCGGCCGAAGGTCTGGCCCACCGCGGCGTACATGTCGCCGTTGACTTCGATGTAGCCCTTGGACGCACCGCCAGCAAAGGTCGACAGGCGGTTCAAGCCAGGCACCCCATAGAGCGCGGTCGGCGTCTTCGCCTCGGTCTTGTCGACCTCTACCAGGAAGTTCACGCAGCGCTGATTGTTGACGGACAGGCTGGGAGCCTGATACGCCTGGCCGACGAAGCCGGGGATGAGTTTCACGCGACTCCCTCGAAGATCTGCTTGATCGTGCTCATGTCCGCTCGGTGTAGTTTTGGATTGGCATGGCGAATCGTTTTTCAGCTCAGAATCACGTCAAGACCGCTTGCACGGAACCCTCGGTACACAGACCGTCGCGTAGATGTGAAGCCTGCTGCGATAGCTATCCCGGACGCCGAGTTTCCGGGGAAAGCACGGTTGTAGAGCTTGAATTTGCTATCCCCTCGGTCCTGCAAGATGCTGCGAGAGTCCGGGAATCCACCGCTCACAAGCGGGTTGAAAAGAGCGCCCTTCGCCGCGTCGTTCACCTCTTCGTTGTTCACAGCGAAGCCGTAGGCCGCGTACAGCCTGTTCCAAACAACCATGCCGCCAGACTGCTTGGCGATCTGCGTCACGCTGTCGTTCCCAAGGGTCGGACTGAAGTTCCGGCTGCCTTCAACGGCACACTTTCCAAATCCGCCAGCAATCCCCTCGAGCGCAATGCTTCCCAACTTGGTGCTCGGCACGTTGAACATGAATGAATAGTCTTCATGAACGAGGATCGCCGATGCCGTATAAGTTGGGGTTGTCGTAGGCGCGTACCCGCCAGGAGACACCGCAGCTTTATAGGCGACAGTGGCGGCTTGGCTGCCGTCGGATTTGAACTTCAGAGTGGTCGAATAGGACCACTGGAAAGTGTTGGCGATTGCAGTCGCGTTGACGGCCATGCCCGCATAGTCCAGAGCGACATCGTCAGCAACAAATGCCAGCGACGTCGGATTCGTCTCGTACCCATGAACGCCACCCACAAAATCGTCTGCTGTTTTCGGGTCCGTTGGTTTCCGAAGGCTTATGGCCAGCTCAAGATTGCCCGTTCCGATGAGCGTGCACGTGCCCTCCACAGAGAGCCCCACCAAACCCTGATCGTCGAAGGTATCGACGCCTAGAGTGCCGCCAGCAGTTTCGTTGTAAGAGGCCACGCCAGCGTCATACACACGGTAGGCCGTGGAAGCCGCATTCTTCGTCGTGTCCGTCTCGACCATGAGGTAGTAGGTGCCAGGCGTCAAGCCAGCCGCCACTGGAACGGTCACAAGGTTGTTCGCGCCCAGATAGCAGTCGTACGCCGTGTTGACGTACTTGCCCGCCGCGATCTCGGCGCCAGAATTGTCGAAAACCTTGAACTTGACCTTCCCTGAGTTGGGCGACGTCACGAACTTCCAGTTGATCTTCGTGGCGTTCGCGCACTGGTAGACGACCTTGCCGCCAGAGAGGTAGTCGCCCACCGTAGGCGCCGCACCGAACACCTGCGTGAACCACGTGCCAGCCGCACGGCCCACAGCGTTGAACGCCGTCGCGGCATAGCCACGCAACCCTGCGTCATAGGCCCGGCCGCCTGCGGGGTTCGTCGCCGCTACAGCGATCTCAACGCTGTAGGTTTTCGATGGGTCTAGCACGTCGGCGACGGGCACGTAGTACAGCCCGGTGCCAAGCGCCTTCAGATCGACCGTGCGCACTGCTCCATTCAGCGGAACGCGGTAGTTCCCAGAAGGAATCTCGACGCCGCTCTCTTTGACGGTGATGCCGAGAATCCCGCCGTTCGCAGAGTTCACATACGAGCGCAGTCCGATGCGCGAGACGCCCGTGATGGAGTACGTGGATGTGTCGCCGATCGCGGTGCTGTACGTCACGTCGGTGACGCCGCCAACCGTCGCCGCGGCAGTCCAAGTGCCCACTCGCGTTGCGGCAGAGGTTGCCTGTGACGCACTGGGCGCCTGCGATTCCACACCCGTTGTCTGGTTCTCTGCGGCCGGGGCCTGGATTACGCTCTGGAAAAGCAGCGCCTCGCTCAGCCGAGTCATCCGAGCACTCCCGGCATTGCCGACATTAAGCCGGTTGGTGAAGTACCAACGGTTCCACCGTGTGCCATCAGCCGTCATCGGTGAGTAGATGGCGAATTCCAGATAATCCGACCGAAGCTTTTTCAGCAGGCAGCTCTGCGGCAGCCGGTTGATCGGCTCAACCGCGTCCATGATTGCGCGCAGTCCACGGAACCGCGTACCCTGGTCAAGGATGTTGGAGACGTTTTCGCCCCGTTGCCCCACCTCTCCGGCCCCTGTAGGTGCAGCAAGATCCACCTTCTTCACTGTCCCAGCCAGCGTATCCACAGCAGCCTGAGCAGCGGCCTCGGCATCGGTTGCGGCTTGCTGGGCTTCGGCTACTGCATTCGTAAGATCGCCGGCCTCTTTCTTGAACTCACCCAACTCAGCCAAAGCTCCCTCGACGCTGATAGGCGAAGTGAAGTTCTGGTCAGTATCCAACACCGTGATGTTGTCGGCTTTGCCCACCACGCCGAACGGATAGGCCGGCAGCGAGCCGTACTCGTAATCCCAATAGTAGGCAGACGGCCAGCCACCCGGCGTCTCCAGCACGCCATAGGCGAGCGTGGTGACGATGCCAGCGACATCGCCGACGATGCGATAAGGCGAGCGACCGATGTAGTTGTAGGGGACGGTGAACGGCGTGCCAAGTGGCAGATTCCCTGCCGGCGCGTCAAAGCGCACATTCGTGACGGCGATGGGCACCGTGTCACCATCGTGCGCATACACCTTGAGCACGATCGACAGGTCATCACCGGCGTAGAAAAGCAGATCACGCTTCTTGGTGCCGTCGAGTGCTACGTTGATATCCATCAGTAATCGACCGCGTAGGTCGTCGGAAGTGCGGGGATGTTGGCGGCACGCTGAAGCTCGGTCATGGCCCACGCGGGCCAGAACTCTTTCGCTTCGGCTTCGAAGTCGTCGGCCGCCAGGAAGGCAGCCATGGCAACGTAGGGCTCCTCCGCATAGGGAGGAACGTCGTTCATCGTCCATTGCGCCAGGCTTTGGACGCCGAAGCTGTAGTGCGCAGCCTTCAGCTTCTCAAGCGCCTTTTCGCGGTCGGCCGCGCTTGGCGCCTCGTCCGCTGCCAGTACCTTGAGCTTCTGCAGCACTCTGGGCGCCAGATCCGTGAGCGTTGCCATACTTTTCCTCTTCGGTCAGGGCGGCGATGGTCGCGGCTTGTGCACCCGCGGCGGTGTGCTGCTCGATGGTCTCGACAGCCGCAGCAGTCAGGGCTTGAAGCTCCTGCTCTTGCTGCTTGCTCTCCACGTCCGTGATCTCTTCGACCTTGACGTGAAAGTGCGGATGGTTCGACAGCTTGCGGACTGCAAGGTGGTCGGCGACCTCGACGTATTTGCCCAGAGGCATCACGAGGCCGTACATGTAGATGGAGCCGTGAGACTCGCCGGGGGTGCCGGTGTACTTGATTTGCATGGAGAGAAGCGGGGCCAGTTTCCCGGCCCCGCTCCGATCAGGCATTGCGCGGCAGGAACCACACGATGATGTCGACCGTGCCAGCAGCAGTTGCGCCGGCAGCGGTGATGGTCACGTCAACGGTGTCGTTCGTCGTGAGCACCAACGGGCGAGCCGTTGCAGCATCAGCACGACGAATGCCACCGGTCACAGCAGCAGCGGCGGCACTGAAGTACGCGGGCGAGCCCGTGTAGCCGACGCTGAAGGCGCCAGAAGCGCCCAGGCCGGACTGAACCACCGTCACATCGACGATCACCGAGCCGGCCTGGATCAGGCCGCTTTGGATCACGTCGTTCAGCGCCGGTGCGGCGGCGAAGGTGTAGCTCGAGGCCACGCACTTTGCCGACTGACCGTCGCCGATGCCGGGCATCTGTTCGGTGCTCGACGACACCTTGGTTGCTTGAAAAATTGCCATGATGTCTGTCCCTTCTTAGGCGTCGGCGACCGCAGAGGTCATGACGGTGACAACGCCGTTCTGCACGAGGTTGCCGGTTTCGCTGGTGGTGGAAGTACCGAACATCAGCTTTTCGATGCCGCGGATTTCCTGTACGCCCACGCCATGGCGGAATCCGTAGTCGCGAACGTCGGTTGTCGACTTCAGGCGTTGAGCCCAGGCCGCGCCGAGCGATTGAGCACCGCACAGGAAGTTGAAGCCCACGTCGATGCCGGCCGTGCCTGCGCCAGCGATGATCCCGCCCTCGGTCGCCAGGCGGCCCGTCGATGCCGGGATAGCCAAGTCCATTTCCGGGATCTCGCGGATGATCACGCCGTCCCACACCAGCGAGCCGCCGGTGAACAGGGGGTTGGTGTCCACGCCACGAACGCGAGCGTCTCGGTTGGCTTGCACCATCACCGGGTCGATGGCGAGGTCACGGAAAGAACGCGGGTTGGCGAACATCACGAACCACTCCTCGTCTTCCTCGCGGGTGCGAGTCGGCGTGATGCGCGGGCTGGCCGACTGCGCCATGCGCTTGGCGAGGGAGATCAGCGAAGGCGACAGCTTGTCGGCGGTGTTGTCGATCGTCGCGAGAGCCGTAGCCCACACGCCGGAGACAGCATTCGCCTTCGAAGCGCCGAACAGGATGCGGTCAGCGTTGGCAACCAGGAAGGCGTTGCGTTCGGCTGCCGTCGTGAGTTCGTACTTCGTCATGACGCCGGCCGTGTTGGGCAGGCTCTTCAGAGCACGGATCACGTCTTCACGCATCTTCTCGCCGGCCCACATCTTCAGGCCAGGGCGAGCGGCTTCGCGGATGTCGATGACCGACTTCTGCTCGTCCCAGTCGGTGACGACCACTGCATTACGCAGCGGTGCGACACCCACGGTGAGCGAGCGGAGGTCGAGCTCGGCTTCGTTGCCTTCCAGCACGGTGTTGCCGGTCACGCCGCCAGCCAGCGCACGCGCTGCGGCAAACGTCACCCGATCGCCGGGCTTGCGGGACAGGTCTTCCTTGACCTGGATGATGTTGGACGGGTCCGTCCCCATGTATTTCTTGAAACGGTTCGAACGGATGTACTCCGTGAAGAACTTGTCGTCCCAGATCTGGGGGGTAAGACCCGCGCGGGCGGTGGTTTCTGCCATTTAAGGCTCCTTCAATTGTTGAAAAGCGATCCCATGGGCGTCGGGCCGGTGAACGCAGGCGCAGAGCGCGGTGCGGACGATCGGGCCCCGGCGAGAGAGCCGGGCAAATTCAGGGGCGCGGCAGCGGCGGGCTTTTGGAGTTCGGCGCGGATCTCGGCTTCGACCTTGGCGCGGTATGCCGCCGGGTCGTTGCCAACTTCCTTGAGCATCTGGACACGCTTGCCTTCCTGGTAAGCGAACTCGTAAGGGTTCGCCTGCTGGTGCAAGGCCATCGCCAATGCCGGGTTCTGCTGAACTGCTTCGTGGAAGTGCTTCACCACGTCGTCGAGGTCGGGGTATTTCTGCCGCGCGACCATCTCGGACATGTTGAAACGCTCGTTGAGCATTTCTTGCCGAACCTGCTGGATGGGGTCCAACTGCTGCATCTGCTCTGGGGGTTGCTGCTGGCCCTGGCCGCGCGCTTGCGCTTCCCGGAATGCCTTCACTTCACCCTCAAGGCGTAGCGCCTTCTCTTTCCAGTCCCTACGCTGACCACGCTCTGCTTCAAGCGCGGCGAGTGGCACATGTCTTTCGGTGTTCTGCGGCGATGTCGTCTCGCCATCGGCTTCGGTTTGCACCTCGACCTGTTCGACCTGTTGAGTTGCCTCGCCTTCGGTTGCATCGGCTTGCACCGGCGCTTCCTCATTGCCAAACGTCTCGTTGAACACTTGATCCATGCTGTCTTCCTTCATCGCCCGATGTGCCCGGCGGCAGCTTTCAACGCCCGAAATCCCGGCGGCGGAGCCAACAAAAAAGCCGCCTCAGTGGGCGGCTCTCTCGTCGGCGGTAATGGGTTAGATCTGCTTGACCTGTTGAACTTGCTCGATGGGCGGCTGCGTCATCGACGTTGCGTATGCGTGTGCGTTCTCGAGCGTGGTCTGATCGGCCTCGGCTTCGGTTTTGCGGATCTGCGCGACCGTGAGCCCGACCTTGGCCATGGCTTCCTGCGGGTTCTCCGGGTTGCCTTGCTTCGCCATCAGCGCTTGTTCCTTGATGCTCAGATCGCGGTCCTTCAGTTGGTATTCCGCGCTCTTGTCGTTCAGCTTCATCTCCATCTGGGCGAGCTGCTTGGTCTTCTCCTTCAGTTCTTCCTGAAGCTGCTGCATCTGCTGCTGCACCTCGGGCGGAACCTGCGCGCCCTTCTCCATCTCGTCAAGGATCACGTCCTTGTTCCGGATCGACGACGCCTGGATGATGGCCTTCGGGGGGATCGCGAGGCCAGACTGCGCCAGCTTCGCCAACAGATCGAACTGCTCCGACTGCAGCGACGACAGGTCGGGCCCCTCCTCGATCACGATGTCGACATCAACGCCGGTCACGTCGTTTTGCACCTCGACGATCTCCTTGAGCCGCGGGTCGCCTGGCTGGATTTGCATCTGCTGCATCAGGCCGGCGCGCTCCTGCGGCTGCATCTGCATCAGCTTTTCCTCCAGCGTGACCTTCTTGTTCAGGCCCACGAACTTGATGTTGCGGTCGTCGTCCGTGACGCGAATCCACTTCTCGTCGGTCCAGAACTGGCGGATGCGCATCCACATGGCCTCGAAGACTTCCTTCGTCCACTCGCGCAGGCCATCGGCTAAGGGCTCCATCTCGACCGAACCCGCCTGAATCTTGGTCTGCAGCGCAACGCCGGACTGGGCCTTGTCGTCCTTGCCCTGCATCGCAGCATTGGCACCTGTGGCGTTCATCTCTGCCAGCGCTTGCTGCATCAGCATGATCTGGCCGTTCGCCATGTCGCCGGTGGGGATAACGCCGAAGTCCTTACCGAACTCCGCGCCGTCGCTCATCTCAACGTGGCCGTCAGGCTTGGCAAGCTGCACCTTGGCTGCGGCGGTGTCCAGCAGCGCGCTCTTGCGGCCGAAGGTCTGCCGCTGGCTCAACAGGTGCAGCGACTTGCTGCGTCGCTTGTTGATCTCGTCCTGCAGCGGAATCAACCCTTCGACGTGGCCGTATCGGTTGTTCTCGCGGTCCACGTAGGCAGCACGGATGTGCAGCGACGAGCACGAGCGACCGAACTTATCCTTGTAGGGCGACACCTGGGGTTCTTCGAGGAATCCGCCCTTGGTGTACGTGGCGATGTACCAATCGTCGCCCTCGCGGTAGTGCATCTGCACCACACGGACCCGCTTGCGCTTGCTGTCGCACCAGATGCCGTACCGCGGGCGGTCGTCGTACGTTTCCGATGCCGAAGTGGACAGGGTGTCGTTGATCGAGTCGACGAACTCGGGGTACTTGGCCCGAGCATCATCGCCATCCATCCAGAGCACGATGCCCTTGTATTTCACGTCGCTGAAGTTCAGTTGGCGCGAGTGGATGTCGTAGACCAGCCGGTCCCATGGGATGCGATCGACCTTCACCATCAAGTCGCCGTCAGGCATTTCCTCGACGATCACGTCAGCCCCGCCAGAGCCCTCAACCAGAATGTCGTTGTAGACCTCCGAGCGCAGGCCGTTGAAGCTGTTCTGGTCTGCCACGTATCGAAGGCTGTCCGTCGCGGCGTTGCTGGTCTGCTCGTCGTCGGGGTTGCGGGGGAACGCCTTCGGGTCTGTCCGCGAGCGCCGCTCGATGCCACACAGGGTGTCTACCTTGCGCTGGATGTAGTTGACGTAGATCGGAGCTTGGCCGCGCTTCTTCAGCGCCGCAACCTCTTCGCTCGTAAGCTGCAGGTTGTTGTAGTAGTCCCGGCAGCGCTCAGAGCGCTCGCGTGCGGTACGGCCTGCGTCTTCCGCTTCCTCGAAGTAGCCGACGAGCTTGCGGAGATGCTCTTCGCGGTCGATCTCGGGCGTAGCTACGCCCGCAGCATCGGGCGTCTCGACCGGCTGCGTTGCAATAGCTAGGCTGTTTTCCAAGTTTCTTCCTCGTCGTCTTTGTTGAATGCAGCGTCCCACCTGTCGATGTGGCGCTGCTTTTCTTGCGGCGGCAGAACTGCCGGATGTGCGTCAGCGATCGCGCGTCCAATGATGGAAGCCGCGTCTACCTCGTCGTCGTTCTTGCCTGCCGGAAACTTCAGGTACTGGTCGATCACGTCGTCGCCCTCAGGCCCTTCCGGAATCCAGACCCGGCCCATCGACGCCATGCCCTGAAATGACTGCGCCTTCGCAGCCTTGTCGCTACCGTGGGGCGAGATTGGCTCGATACGGCAGAAGTTCTCCTGCTCACGCATCATTCGAGTGATGAACCCAGCCGCCGACTTCCAGTTGTTGTCGTCCTCTGGGAACCATGCGATGGGCCGATGCTTTGAGAGCAACCCGAACTTCTTGTCGGCTTTGTTGCCCACAATCTTGTCGGCCATCTTGTCCATGGTCGCCTGCTCGCGGAATCCGTCCAGCATGTACAGATCGCCGAGCGGATCAACCCCCCACACCCGAACGCACGAGAAGTCGCTATCGACCTGTCCGGCCGGCGCGTGGTCACTTGTCATGTACTTGTTCAGGTGCTTCGGCTCGCTGCCCCGCCGATACCTGCGGAACCACTCGCGCTTGAAGAACGTGCCGTCCTGCGGGCTCGGTTTCTGCTGATACAGGCTCGACCAAGTGCGCGGATTGCTCTTGAACGGCGCCCAATGCTCGAGACTGAACCACTCCGGCCACAGCGTCTCGCCGATCTTCCGTCCCAGCGGATCATCTGCCCGGTCTGCAATTGCTGGCAGGCAGATCACCTTCCAGCGCCGGCCATCGCGGCCATCGAACATCCCCGACTCACCATCCCAGCCCACCGGGAGAATCCGCCCGGCTGGGTCGTCCTCATGCCAGCGCGTCAGGATCATCACCTGCGGCGCTCCCGGGATCAGCCGAGAGCAAAAGTCATCGATGTAGGCGTCCCACGTCTTGTTGCGGATCGTCTCCGACTCAGCAGCCTCGCGGCCCTTGATCGGGTCGTCGATGATGCCCAGCGCCCCGCGGTTGCCCGTCAGGCCCGACAACAATCCACCAGCCATGAACTCGCTGCCATTGGTCAGCGCCCACTGGTGCGCCGCCTTCTGGTCAGCCATCAGGCCGATCTCCATCACGTTGGAGAACGACCGCGAATTGATCAACTGCCTCGCCCGCCTGCCCTGCTTCTCTGCGATCTCGCTCGCGTAGCTGGCAAGAATCACGTTGCGCCGTGGCTTACGAGCCATGAACCACGGGATGAACACCACGTCGCTGTACGTGCTCTTGGCCGAGCCTGGCGGCATCAGAACCATCAGGTTCGGAATCGAGCCGTCTTCGATGCCCTGCAAGTCCGCCAGCAGCAGCTTGTGATGCGCTGCCAGCTTGTTCAGCTTCATGACGCTGAACGAATCCTCGTCCGACTCCTCGCTCAGCGGCACGGTGGGGATGTCCACCATGCAAGAGAAGTCCGCCAGGCTGCGCCTCGCAAGCTCCCGGCGAGCCGCGAAGATGTCAGTCGGGCTGAACTGCAATGCTGGCGAGCGCTCGGAGCTGGTCATTCGTCAAGCCTGAAACGTCCAGCGTGGTCTTCGTCTCCAATGGCCCGCCGCCAGCTCCTCCAACTTCCACCGCCTTCAGATCGCGCCATTCGCCACCTCTGCGGTTCTTCAGCCAAAAGATGGCAGCGGTTGTGTCCGGCGGGTAGTACTTGCGGATCGGCGTCTTCACGATGCCCCCTGCGACCACCCGAATGTCAACCTCGTCATGCTCGTAGCCGTTGGCGCGCGCGTACAGGCTGCGCTCGACCCGGTCGTCCGCCTCTTCCTTGCCGGCTTTTAGGGCCTGACAAAACGCTACGTTTTCCGCCTTCCAGCGGTAGAGCGTGCGCACCTCCACTTCGAAGAAGTCGGCCAGTTCAATATCCGTGGCACCCAGCTTGCACAGCTTCTCTGCCTGCGGGATGAACTCCGCCTTGAACTTAGACGGGCGAGCCATTGAGTTCGATTGGGCTATCCGCTTCACGCAGCACAGCCACCTTCGCCTCGATCTGCTCACGCGTGCCCTCATCCAGCGCGAGCCAGCGATCCGAGGCAACGCGAGCCTCGTGGTTCGCAATGGTGCGCTTGACCTGGGCGGGGCTCATTGCCTTCACCCGGTCTGCGTAGATGGAGAGTTCCGACACGTCAGTTCCAAATAAAAAGCCCACCGGCATCACTGCGGGCGGGCGTGGAGATCGACCTTTCGGGGCGATCAAGGAGACAAGGTTGCCGGGTCAGGCCCTGTTGACATGACGTCGTGAGGTGTTGGCCGACCGGCGAACGCAAGAAAGCCGCTGGGCATTGCTACCGAGCGGCTTGAATTTTGGAGACAGCTACGCCATTGATGGCGGGCTGCTCTTGTTTTGACGGGAACACCCCGTCTCTGTACAGGTGGCGCACTGTAGCACAACGAAACCTCCGCGCGCAAGGGGTTTTCATCCAGTCGTTAAAGAGAGAGCCGCGGGGCCAGCCTTTTCATCGCTTCGGGTCCCGCCTGCGACTGTTCGCGCTCCATCTCTCCTACCAGCCACTTCGCCAATTCGCGCCACTCCACCTTGAACTGGCTCTCGAATGGCACCTTCGCCGTGCCGTGGCACACATTGCAGGTGAACTCCCCTAGGGTTGTGCTGCCCTCGATTACGAGCTTCCCGTGACCCCCGCAGGCTTTGCAGGCGCTGTCTCGGTGCCAGTGCAGGCACTGTTGCGCCATGCCTCGCGCCTCTTGGAGGGTGAGCTTGACCCGCAGGGGTCGGGCGCGGTGCCATGCCATCAGCTCAAGCTTGCCGACGATCAGCTTTGACGCACCGTTGTCGCCAAGGAACAATCGTTGCAGCAGGACAGCAAGGGGGAATGCCTTCGCAGCCAATCCCATTGCGCCCAGCACATCGGTATCACTGAAGGTGGTGCGCTCATCGACGGTGAGGCAACTAGAACGGGTAGCGCTCGCATAGCGGTCTGTAATCTTCATTGCTCTTTCCCTTCTTGGCGTTTCAGTTCATGGGTGCGGTGGGTGAGAGCGCGGATGGCATCCGACTGGTCGGTTATCCGGCTGAACCACGCCTCAGCCTCCTGGGCGTCGGTGAAGTGCAGGCGGATCGTGCAGCCGTCCTTCTGGTCGCCCCATGAAGAGAAGGTGCTCCCACCGTAGGACTTGGGCAGCACCGCCTCCAGCGCCTGCTTGCGGGATGCTTGCCAGACTTTCCAGTCGCGGCGGTTGTCGATCCCGTCATCCCAGGGGCGGTATCGAGGGTTGTCCAACGCGCACCAAACCTCGAACTGCTCTCTCTCGGTCATCAGCCTTCTCCTTGGGTGCGTTTCAGTTCCCGCGCCTTGGCGGCATAGGTCTTGCGGATCTCGATCAGCTCTTCGCGGGTCCACTTGTGGACGGCGTTTTCGGCCTCGAGAGCCTCCACGGCGGAGACTCCGATTCGCGATACAAGTCCGAGGCGGTAATCGACCGCATTTCCAGCCCGCCACTGGTTGCAACGGACACACTGAGCATTGCAGTTCCGCTCATCAAAGCGGAGGTGTGGAGCGCTTCCAACGCTGCGGTAATGGCCGGCATCTCGCCCAGCATGCAGGCCGGAAGCGTCCGGAGGGGGTGCCCCGCAGGAGATGCAACCTTGAACTGCATCTCGGGCACGAATGAACTTGTTGAACGCAACTTGGGCCTCCTTGATGAGATCGGGAATGGTCTTGAGCGCGGCGCGGCGCGCCTTGTGCTCGGCCTTCTTGGCGTCGTTCTGAGCCCGGACCCAGCGGCTTGCGCACATGCGGCCGCACACGCGCGAGGTGGATGAGAACGGCATGAACATGGAGCCGCACTGGGCGCAGGGCTTGGGTTTGAGAGAGGTTTGCAGCATCACGGCATCCACCGAGAAATCGCCATGCAGAAGCTCGCCAGCATCAGCGCGGCGCCGAACAGCCCTGCCGTGGCTATTGCCAGCCCGGGCGGGTTCGGGGCATTTGCCGCTGACACGACATAAGCGACCACGAACAGGAAGAGACCAGTACCGAAAATCATGCGCACTCCCTGTAGTGCAGATCCACGTCCCGAGCCGCAGCGGTGGCGTTCAGGAACTCGATGAACTCGCCCATCTCACGGACGCTGAACTTGCTGGTGCGGCTGCCGAGCATCACCATGCCGCCGTCGAGGCCCATGGCGACCTTGACGGACTCGCGCTTGTAGGCGGCGCTGAGAACGTCCTTCCACTCTTCGGGCGTCATCCAGACCATTGCGCCGTTGACGGGCCACTGCAGTTGATCCGCAAAGGCTTGCAGGATCACCCACATGGCGGCGTTGGCGTCCAGGCTGCGGGTAGGCTCGGCCACGGTCACGACGAAGCCATCCGGGGCCTCCTTGATGGCCTGAACGGCGCCTTGGCGGGCTTGGGCGTGCACCAAACGGAACATCCTTTTCATGGCGTCCCCAATGCTCGTTCTACGGACCACCCGAATTTCCTGATTCGGTCCCTCAACTTTGAGTAGCTCTTCCCAGTGCTTTCGCAATACTCAGCCAGCGACAACTGCTTTCCATCGACCGTGACGAGCACGGTCCTGCGCTGATTTCGCGTCTGTTCTTTTTGGCTGGCCCAGCGGCAGTTGCCCGGCTCATAGTTGCCATGCACGTCATCCCTCTCAAGCGTCATTCCTTCTGGGGCCTCGCCCATATCCTCAAGGAAGTTCTCGAAGATCTCCCATCGTGGGTCATAGCCGATGCCTCGGCCTCCGTAGTTCATGTTCGAAAGGTCGTCGCACCGCTTGCGCAGACCGCACCAAGCGTTGAAGGTCTTCGTGCCGGTCGCCCCGTGGGTTGTTTTATTGGCTTTGGTGACATCGCGGCGAAGACAGCCACATGAAGCCTTTTCCCCGGCAAGCAACTGACTCGCCCGTGCGTTCGTAAACGCCCCACAATCACAGAGGCATCGCCAAAACAGAGCGCCTCTGACTTTGGCTTCGTCGGCTCGCTCCAAGACGGTCAAACGGCCAAACTTGGCGCCTTGGATGTCGTGCGCTTTCCTCATTGCTCACTCCTCAGCTTGAAGAGGCGCTTCGTCACAACACCGTCTCCCTGGCCTGCCGCAGCTTCTCCGCCGCAGCCTTGACCGCCTCATGACCAGCCCGCCAGTCCTCTCCCCAGATCGAATACAGGGCGGAAGTGTAGGAAGGCGTCAGGGAGCCATCCTTGCGGCTGCGGTGGAACTCAGGACCGTTGGCGATGCCGCGAGCAGCGCACCCCTTGCAAGCTGCGGTGTACCCGGGCCATTCCGGTCGCCTGGCGGCTTCGGTGCAGTTTGGGCAGGTCATGCGGCCTCCTTGGAGCACATTGGCTTTCCAGCGGCGTCAAGCCTTGGAGTCAGGCCGCCTCCGCTGCTGCGCAGGTACTGGCAACCCGTGCCGTGGTCGATGAGGATGCGCATGTCACTGCGCGCACCGGTCAGCTTGTTGTCAGTGTCGTCGAGCGGCTGACTAGCGGAGAAGGCCGCGATCAGGACGAATGTCGCGATGAGACCAATGACCAATCCAGCGGCGAAGTTCATGCTCCCGCTCCCTGGCGTGCACCGCCCCAGACAGAATGCAGGGGATGCTGCTTTGCCAGCGCGCGGCCAACGATCGTGGTCACGGCGACTTCCTTGCGCCTGGAAGCCCGGCGAGCCTTCCGTTCTTGCGGCGGCCGGTAGACCTTGCGCGCCTTGACCGAGCCAAGGCCGGACTGCGTGATCTGGTACGTGTGCCGCTCCTCCAGGAAGACGCGCCGGCGCAAGTCACGGATGACGGCGGTGATCTGCTGGCGTTTCAGATCAGGGAATGCAGCGCAGAGCTCGTCGGTGGTGCGCGCCCGGCCATCGGACATGAGGTCGATGAGGCGATGCGTGATGGTCATGCTGCTTCTCCCTTGCGCGCGAAGCGCCATTTCCCTGCTGCGTTTCTCTCGATCGCGCCGGCAGCCTCGAGCCTCAGCATGTGCTCGTGGGCGGTCTGCGTCTTGATGCCGAAGTGCTCACCGGTGGCGCCCGGCAGCGGGAGTTGATCGTTCTCGGCGAAGTACTCGTGCAGGTACTGGAGCACCGTCTCGGGCTGGACCAGCGTGCGGCCGGCGCGGACGAGGATCGGGCGGCGCTTGCGCAGCACAACGCCCTTGACCTGCGGAGCCGGGTAGCCACGCAGGGCAGCAGCGATCCGGTTCGCCTCCTGCGTGTCGCGGGTCATGGCGGTGGTGTCGTTGTAGTCCATCGCTCAGTGCTCCGGATGCAGGTACAGCGACAGCGGGTCTTCGCCGGCCACGCCCAGGTACTGCATCGAGTCCTGGTGGAACCACAGACCAATGTTCCCTTCCCACTCGCCGTGACGCTGCTTGTCGCAGATCAGCAGAGCGTCAGGCTCCTGCTCGGCCACCATCTTCCCGGCCTCCTTGGCCTTCTCCTTGACCTTGTTCCGCCACACGCTGATCACGTTGTCGACCTGATCGGTGATCGCGCCCGAGCCCTTGTAGTCGTACTTCGTGGGCTTGTGCTCCTCGTTCGCCGGCTTCTTGATGTGGTGAACGAGGTGGATGTGGATCTGGTGGTCGCGCGCGATGGCGGTCAGCACGTCGACGAAGCGCTTCTGGCCGTTGTAGTCGTCCTCGTCGGCCACGCACTTCATGAGGCTGTCCACGAAGAAATGGGTGATCCCCTTCTCCTTGGCGCAGTAGCGGACGACCGCGGCGCACTGACTGGCAGTCACGGTGCCCTGCTGGTCGTAGAGCCACAGCTTGCCGGTGGTCCAGTCACGGAACTGCTCGTAGACGTCGATCATCCGGGCCTTGGCTTCCTCGTGGCCACGGAATGCCGGGTGGTCCGGGTTCTCGCCGCTCCACTGCCGGCCCATACGCTCGAGCGTCTTCATGGGCTTCATCTCGAAGCTGGCAATGCACACCTTCTCGCCCTGGCTGCACAGCGACAGCGCGATCTGTCCGGTGACGAGGCTCTTGCCCTGCCCGTTCGCCCCGCCCCATACCGTGACCTCGCCCGGGCGGAACTGCACGAGGCCGTGGGTCTTGCGCCAGGGCATGACGGCGCGCTTCTGGACGACGGGCGACTTGATGCGGGCAATCAGTTCCTCAACCCACAGGGCCGCGGGCTTGACCTTCTGGTGGTTGTCGGTCTCCTGCTCGTACTCGGCAAAGTTGATCTCGTCGGCGTTGATGATTTCGGCCATGTCAGATTCCGTGGGTGAGAAGTTGGACGCCTTGCGGCGCATAGATCGAGGTGATGACGCGCTTCGCTCCGGCATCGACCAGGGCGTTGTGGATCCGCCGCGCGCGGCTCTCGCCACGGTCGCCAGCCACATGCACCTCCAGGCCGACGCAGCAGCGCAGGTCCATCGCTTCGGGGATGTCGCCAGCGGCCAGCGTGATCACGGCGTGGCGTTGCTGGTCTACGTGGTTGGGTTCCTCGTGCCAGTCCTTGGCCCGGGTGTCATCGCCGTCTGTGATCCAGACGCAGCGCGGCGTGCGGTGGTTGTGGCGCATGGCGCGCAGGGCTTCGTGGCCGTTCATACGAAAGACTCCTGCTTGGCGGAAGCACCACCAGCACGCGGCGCCCGGTCCTGCGCCTTCGAGAGCCAGTTCGACAGGAACCGGGCGTAGTTCGATTTCGCGTTCTTCGGGTTGGCCAAGAGCCAGACCGATGCCTTCGCGATCTCACCGTCCACGTCCACAGCCGGATACGCCTTGACCCATTGGCTTTGCAGGAGGTCCGGCACGGACCATGAGCCGGTGGCGGCATCGAACAGAACATCGTTCTGCTTCGTTGCACCCAACCCCTTACCCATACCCAACCCCAAGCCGCCATCTGCTGCCGGTTGACCGTCATCTGTCTGACAGTTGTCCGTCAAGTGGCTGTCGGGTGGTGCCGGGTACTTGCCGTTTGACCGCACTCGCTGATCCCAGTTGGAGATCACGAGATAGGGGCGTGCATCGACGACGTAGCGCCCGATGAGCCCTGCCCTCGCCAACTCTTCGAGCCATATTTCGATCTTGGCGGTGAGGTTGGACTGCTCCTTAAGCGGGAAGCACCGCGCCCGCACAATGGCGGGTCTCGCGTCCATTCGGCCAAGGTCGTCAGACACGACCAACAGTCGGTAAAAGCAAACTTCGGCCTCGGCGCTCAAACCGTTGATACGGTCGGAGTCGACGATGCCTTCCTTGAGAAGCCGGTTGGGCATCAGACTCCCTTTGCCAGCCGGCGAATCTCAACTCGATGCCAGCCAGCCTTCTTTGCCATCTCGTAGCACTGTGTGGCGGCAGATTCGACCTCGAAGGGCTTGGTGCGCGCGGGCTTCAGGGGAGCCGAGGCAACCCATGCGACCGGGTCGAACTCTTCCGGAACGTCGATCGTGCTGCGGAACAGGCCGACACCGGACTTCACGTCGGCATTGCGCTTGATGGCGTTACGGATGGCCTTCTCGCGCTCAGCCTTGGCTGCCTGGACTGCTTCGGGGGAGACGCCGATGACGCGCCATCCCTTGTGAAACTTGTCCGCCGTCGCCGACTCGCGCTTGGCGAGCTTCACGCGCTTGGTGGTGTCGACGACATCGCCGTTGACGTTGATGAATGCGAGTTCGGTCATGTTGCGATTCCTTTCAGCATTGCCAGGGCGTTCGCCAATTCACTGGAAAGCTTCTCGACCTTCGTCAGCACGCGGGCCTGACGGGCTTCATCGCTGTCCATGAACTTGGCGGCGAGGTACTCGATGACGGCGGGCGCTTCGCCGGTGGACTTGATGTAGTCCTCCAGGTCATCCAGGTTGAAACGCTGCGTGTCGCCTTCGGTCGGATTCAGCTTTCGACTCAACGTCGATGGGCTCATGTCCATGTCGCCCGCAATGACCTTGGCCGACTTGTTCAGCAGCGGCGTGCGATGGGCGATGTAGGCCCGCAGAGAGGGAAAGCGTTCGGGCAGCGAAGGCTCGAAGCTGAAGGTCATCTGTGAGGGCGCAATGGATGCCATGTCGTCTTGCGGTCTGTTGCCGTCTCGAAAAAAGGTAAATAAAAGAGCATCCGAAGATGCTCAAACACATCAACGAACTAGTTCTTCCCGCGCTTGCCGAGTTCGGCCTGAGCGAAGCCTTCGAGCGGGCTCGCATCGACCACAGCAGCAAGGGCGAGAAGCGCGAGGAAGACCAGGCCGAAGACGACAGCAAGCCCGTCGTCCTTCTGGATCAGAGAGATGACGCCCAGGTAGGCACTGACCAGGGAGGAGATGAAGGAGAACCAGAAGGCGGTGTTCATGGCTTAGGCCGCCTTGTCGAGGTCGGAGACCTTGCGTTTGCCAGCGTCGACTTCAGAGAAGAAGTTCAGCAGCGGCTGAATCGTCTCGATGCGCGGGTTCTCACGCGATCCGTAGACAAACTTGCGGATGAAGCTCAGCGCCACACCCGTTTCTTGGGCGATCGCGTCGTAGCGATTCGCGCCGACTTCCTTCAGACGCCTGTAGAGATAGTCCTTGACGGACTCCGTGGTGACCATGCTTGAGCCTCTTTCCGTACCGATTTCGGTTCATTGTGCCATACCGATTGCGGAACGCAAGACCCATAGAGTGGCTTTCATGAAAAAAGAGGAACGTGCGCCAAATTTCGACCCGGTTCTGGCGGAGAACATCAAGCGCCTGGCGCAAGGCGTTTCAGTTGGAAGGCTCCGAGAGTCGATCGGGAACATCGGCACCGGAGCGATCCAGGCCGCTAAGCAAGGGTCAACCGGGATGCGGCTTGAGACCCTTGAGAAGATGGCGTCCTACTTCGGCGTAGCTACCCATCAGCTCCTTCAACCAGACCTGGGCCGGGAGGTTTGGCCGTTCACGGGAATCACTCCCATTCAGCTAAAAGGATTACCCCCGAAGTACCTGGAAATCGTCGAAAACCTCGCACTACTGCTCCTCGATCTGTCACAGAATGTCGATGGGCATAACGAAAAGACACAATCTTCCGTACGCCCGAGAGTGACTTTCACGGTGCATAAAGACGAAGAACGAGGAGCTGATTCCCATGGGAAAAGTGATTCAAATGAAGAAGAGCGGCCGACAGACCAGCGGCCCGCTGGCGGCCGTAGTTAGAGAACTTCTGCTCAAGTCAGAGACCGGGGGCTTCACCTCTCTGATGTATGTCGCGTCCAGGCCAGACAGGACTATCGAAAGCGGCATCGTTGGGGGCTTTACTGAGGATCTTGATTTCGCCATAGCATCCGCCAGGGATGGCTTCAACTGCCTGCTGGGCCACAAGACTTGCGTGGAACCAGAGACGTCTCAACTACCGCGCAGATTGCGCAAGGACTACCAAGATGAAAAAACTTGCAGCGTTGTCGCTTGCGGCAGCCGTCGTTAGCCTCACGGGTTGCGCCGGCAATCTGCGCCTCCTTGAAGAGGGGAAATCGCATCCAGGGACCTGGAACGCGGCCACCAAAACGATGGAGGTGAACGTCGATGGGCGCCAGTACACAGGCGGGTTTTCGCAGAACGTCACCGTCGGTTTCGGACAATCGTTCGGAACCGCTTTCAGCGGCAATCGCACGGCGTACGGGTCTGGCTTCGGGACCAGTTTCGCATCGAATGGCTCTGGCCAGGCTGTCATGACCTCCAACGATGGAAAGGCCATCCAGTGCATCTTCCAGGCGCAGATGGGCCGCGGCTCAGGTCAGTGCGAAGGGCTTGACGGCCGCCGTTATGTCTTGGTGATTGGCGGCGATGCGCCGCAGTACCAGACCGAGAATGCCCAAACCATGCAGCGCAATACCAGCACCAACTAAGCCGCCCGACCCCAGAAAGCCTGCCTTGAGCGGGCTTTTTTTCGTCCGGACGAAGCTCGATAGAGAAGAACTAATACCGAAAACAGTTCGATTTAAAACAATGTGCGCATGTCGTACCGTATTCGGTTGCGCACACGTACCGATAACGGTACATTTACTTCACGCCACCAACACATGGAGTGAAGAGATGAACCGCTACCTGATCACCTTCGCAGACGGAGCCAGCTACGAGGCTGATGCTCGTGACTACGAAGAAGCGCAAGACGTTGCCATCGAGGCGATGGAAGACCTGGGCCTGGTGCTCGAGGCTGTTCGTTCTATCAAGCGGGTGGCGGCATGAGCACGGCGAAGTACATGCCGTGGCCGCGTAAGACCTACGCGAGCGGCTACCTCAACAACAGCACCGGCAAGTGGAGCGCGACCGCATGGAGCGCCGTCCCCGTGGAAGGCATCTTCACCGACCACCGCACCGAGGCGCATGTGAAGGGCTTTGAGTCGCGGGCTGACGCCGAACACGCCGCCATCGCCAAGGCCACCGGGAGCGCATCGTGAGCACCGCCAAGAAGCTCACCGACCGCGAGCGCGAAGCCATCGCCACGACTCGCGCACTGGCCGCGGCCATCGCCCCTTCCCTGCTCGACGCTGAAAACGGGGACGTTGCAAGACGCCTCGCGCTCATCGCTGTTGAGCTCAACACCGCCGCGCTCAAGGCAGCCGGCACCCCCGCATGAACCCCGCAGTCATCCCGACAGCGATACAGGAGAAGAGCATGAGCAAAAAGCAAAAAGCGACTATGACGCTGGAGCAGTGCGAAGCGCTGGCAAAAGACGTCGGTTTCAACTCGATGCGATTCGTCGCCTTCTTTCCGGTGGGCGCAAAAGATTGCACGTGGCTGGACGCATATTTCGGTCTCTTCAAAGTGGATGAACTTGGAGATGGGTTTCTGACTGTGCGCGACACCAGCGATATGTTTCCTGACCTGATGTGCGCGCCGATTGCAATGTCGGAGGCCGCATGACCACCACTCCTAGTGCTGCAGGGGGTGGGGGTCTTGTGCCTCCGTCATTTCCCGCCAACGACGGTGAAGACGCCTTCTCGGCGCTGCCCGAACAGCTTTTCGGGCGAGCCCAATGGCTGGAAAAGCGCGGGCGAATCAAGGATTCGGAGCTCATGTACGCAGCAGCGGCAGAAATCCGGGAGCGCCGCCGCGACGCCATCCGATATTCCAAGGCCACGGGAGCCTCGCAATGACCGCCCGCCCTGAACCCACCCTTGGTGCGAATGAGCGGGAGCTCGCGAATGCTCCGCTGGCTGGCATAGACCGCGACGAAGGAATGGACCGCACCTACATCCCGCTTCCGGGCGGCTGGGAAGTTCAGACGCAGGGCAAAGGAAGCTCTTTCCGTCTGTGCGACACCAAGTCCGGTCAGCGCTGGATCATCACGGACAAGATGGTCCACAAAGCCATTGAGCAGATGGCGCGAGACGTGCATGCCGCCGCTCTCGCTGCTCCTGCAGTGGTGGTGAGTGCTGAGCCTGTGGCGGAAGTTTCGGCCGCAATGGGCTATCTGTCTGAGTTGCTGGCGGGCCTTCTGGATGAAGGCGAATGGACCGAGGCCGAGGCTCGAATTGAAGTGATCTGCCGCGCCCTTGCATCCACCAAGCCTTCCAAGGGGGCGGCATGACCCGGTATCAAGCGTTGCGCCGCATCGAGTGCGATCCGCTGACGGCCGGCGTCATTGCCCTGCTGAACTGGGCGCGTGAAGTCCCGGCTGGAACGATCGTCTTCCTGACCATCGTTCTGCACTACGACTCGTCGGAGGCTCCATGACCCTCGAATACCGCTGGGACGCTGGCCTCTCCGAGAAGGTCGACTGCACGTTCACCGAGGACGACGGCGCGATCTACCTCGACAAGGCCTGCATCAAGGGTGTGGACATCGCTCCGGTGTTCCTGACCGACAAGCAGGTCGATCGCATCACTGAACTGGCCTGGGCTCACTTCGAGCGCAACCGTGACATGGAAAGGATTGCAGCATGAAAGTCGAAATCGCCGCCTATGCAGTTATGGGCTGCTACTCATCGAACGGCCGCCTCTCGTTGGAGCTGGACATGAGCGCAGAGCAGATGCGCGACGCGCTGGCCTCGTTCGCTGAGCACGCCACCGCCGAGCAGTGGGCCGAATGGCAGGCACGTATCGAGGCGACGGCATGAAGCCCCTCGCCGCCCTCCTCTTCGTCGCTGCGGTCTACCTCATAGGTGCGATGTGCGACATCCAGATCGATGACGGTGCACATGTCATCGCTGACGACAAGAACGAAGTAATCACCGCAGCGGCTGCTGCAATCAAGGAGTAGTGATGGACTGGAAGCACAAAGACATGTGGTCGATCCGTGGCAAGGACTTCATGGTCCAGATAAGCCGCCACGGGGAGCCAGCGCACGAAGAACGCACGGGCTGCTACGACGAAGAAGGGCCGCACCGCTGGTGCGTGTACGCCTACATCTACCCGAAGCATCCGCACTTCGCAGCCTTCAAGGGCACGGACTTGTGGCAGGAGGCGGCCGGAGTGCTTCCGCTGCATGCCGGCTGTTCGTTCCTCACGTATCACCGGGGGGACGAGGGCCAGATTCTGAGCGTCCAGGTTGGCTGCGACTACAACCATCTGTACGACGATCGATTCACGCGACAGGCGACCAAGGACGAGGCCTACGAGGTCTTTGAGGATGCCGAGCAGCTGGTGGCGCAGCTCACCAACATGGTTGAGGTGTCGGCATGACCACCTACCGCCAACGGGAAGGCCACTGGAGCCACCAGCCTGACCCGATCGAACACGATGCCGACGACTTTTGCAACCCGGTCGGTCTCGGCCGCGCGCTGCTCGGCTATCTCGCAATCGTCCTCTTGGTTGCAGTTTGCGCTGCCATGGGGATCTACCTGGGAGGTCTGAAGTGACCGACGACACCAAGACGCATTACCGCAAGGCGTTCGATTCGCCGTACCTGAGCAGCGCCGACATCACCGAACCCACGGTGCTCACCGTGCAGCGCGTCACGCTCGAGATCGACCGCACCAAGAAGACCAAGGACCACTTCAACACGGCGTGGTTCGCTGAGCGCGAGCTGCGGCCCGGCGAGAAGCTGAAGCCAATGATCCTGAATGCGACCAACAGCAAGACCATGGCGGCGCTGGCTGGCTCGAAGTTCATCGACGACTGGCAGAACCTGCGAATCACTGTCTATGTGGACGGCTCGGTTCGGTTCGGCAAGGAGACGGTTGAAGGCCTGCGGATCAGCCCACACGCCCCGGAGAAGCGTTCCCTGACGCCCGGCATGGTCAAGGCCTGGGCGAACGCCAAGAACGCGTTCAAGCGCGACGGAAACCTGCGCCAGGTGCTGGCCCATGTTGACATGAGCCCTGAGCACCAGACCCAGCTGATGAACGAGTGCCAGGCCGACGTACCGCCCCGCACGGAGCCCACCTTCCCTCCGGCGGAGACCGCGCAGTGATCTTCCACGACGTCGAGCAGAACTCAGAGGTCTGGGCGGCGCTGCGCTGCGGCAAGGCTACGGGCTCGAACTTCGGCTGCTTCATGGCGAACGACGGGAAGGCGTTTGGCGAGCCCGCGAAGCGCTACGCCCTGCAGATCGCGCTTGAGATCGCGACTGGGCGGAAGGCTGAGTTCAGCTTCTCGAACGAGCACACCGAGCGCGGCCACGAGCAGGAGCCGGTCGCCCGGATGCTTTACGAGCAGGAGAACTTCGTCGCGGTCAGCAACGGCGGCTTCTTCGACTGGGGAAGCTACGGCGACTCGCCGGACGGCCTGATAGGCACCGATGGCGCCGTCGAGTTCAAGTCCGTGATCGCGCCGACGCACTACGCCACGCTGACCAGAGGCACCTTCGACCCCGCCTACCGCTGGCAACTCGTCGGGCACCTCGACTGTGCCGCCCGGGACTGGGTGGATTTCGTCAGCTACTGCTCGGACTTCCCCGAAGGCCTGCAACTGATCACACACCGCCTCCACCGCGAGGAATGCGAAGAGGAAATCAAGCGCCTGAACGAGCGCCGCACTGAGTTCCTCGAGCTTGTCCAAACCACGTTGAAGCGCCTCAAGGCCGCCTGAAAGAACCCCATGCCCAACACCAATGAACGAGATGCGCTGACGGCCCTGCACGGCCAAGTCATGAACATCCAAGCCGACCACGAAAAGTCGACGCTCGAATACCGCGACCGACGCGAGGCATACATCCACGGCCATCGAGACGCGCGCCACACGGCAGCCGAATTGGTCGCTGCCACCGCCCCCAATGCCGGGGCCATGCCTGCCGCAGACATTACGCCGGAGATCGAACAGCTTCGCGCGGAACAGGCGGCAAGTGTCATGCCTCTTATCGGTCCATTGCTGGACGCGTGGGAAGGATTGGATAACGACACCAAGGCCATTCTTCGAGAGGAGGCGAACGGAATCCACAAGTACATCGGAGCCATTTGCCACGCAATGCTCGACGCACCTCACGGGGCGCAGGCGACCAGTGGCGAGATCGCCGAGGTCGCGGTTTGCTGTGGTCGGCGTGAATGCGGCGGCGAATGCGGCAACACGTGGGAAGGAACACAGGCTTCACCCAAGCACTTGGATGATCCCCGGTTGCAACAGTTATTTGGCGATGCCATTGAGGGCGCGCTCGCACTGGGCTACCAGAACAGCAGCCCGCCACCAGACGGTCATTGGCTGGCGCGCTTCTGGGACATTGGCCGAGCCGAGGCCGCCCCCAATGCCGGGGCTCCGCTGGCCGATACCTGCCAATCCTGCAATGGCGCAGGCGGGACTATGACGGGAGGCCTTTGCGCAGAGTGCTACGGCCAGGGCAGCTACTCAGGCGCCCGTGACTTTGTAGCGGACGCCACGCCGCTCACCGACAAGCACCTCAAGGACAGCGAGGACTGGGTTGTGCGCGAAACCAAGGGAGCCGGTATGCATGTGGCGTCCGTGCGGGCAATAGAGCGGCATTACCGAGCCGCCGCACCCGCGCAACAGGCCGGGGCTCCGCTGCCGGTGACGGACGCGATGGTCGCTGCCTACCTCAAGGCCAACGACGAATACTGGCGCCGCACCGACGAACTGCCGGGCCGCGCCGACAGGTGGCGCAAGGGAACGCCCACCGAGGCGACGCGCGAAAGCCTGACCGCAGCGCTCGCTGTGGCCGGGGCTCCGCTGCCACTGGCGCCCAGCGGCACGAACGCGACTCCGTTCGCGTGGGAGTGCAAGCTGCTTGACGAGAACGGCGACGTGCAGAAAGTCGAACTGTGCACCGGCAGCCCGATGGTGGGCGATCACGGTATCGAAGGCTGGCACTGGGTCCACGAACCCCTCTATAAGCCCGGGACGGTGCAAGTCATCCGCAAGGTGCAGGACGCGCGCGACATGAACCACCACGGCGACTACTACCTCATGTCTGATGGTTGCGTCACCGCTGGCGCCACCCCACCCCAGGCCACTCTCCCCGCCAGTGAGGCGGTGGACAAGCGGCTCCAGCACGCCAAGACCAATGCTGACGTGGCCGCGCAATTCCTCATGGATGCGCATGCCAAGCGCCCCGAGACGTGGCTGGGGTACTACGACGATGCGCTGGTGCACATAGACACCGTGCGCAAAGACCTCGACGCCATGTTGCTGACTGCCACCCGCACCCAGCCCCAGGCAGATGCGGCAGAGCCGGTGGCCGACCCCTTCCGTGAGCACCTTGCACGGCAGGCCGAGGGCATCAACGTGGAACAACTCGCCGCAGCCCTGACTTGGATGGGGTCCGCGCCGGCCGGCGAAGGGCAGGAGGGCTTTGTCGCGCGGCTTGCCGAGAACGTGAACCGCCTCACGCGGGCCGTGGCATCGCATAAGCGCGCCACCGAAGCACAGGCACCGGGTGCGCGGGGAGGTTCGTGATGGGCTACCGCTATTTCCTCTCCGCGAAGCTCGGCGACGAAACGGTCGAGCGCGAAGTGACACTCGAAGCCTACTGCGCAGCCGAGCGCGCCGCCGGTTTCCGCCCCAAGCTCTGGAGCGGCGATCCGAAATACATGACCACCCCCGCGACTGGCGGATTCGGCGGAGGCGGTGTCAGCGGAAGCATGAGATGGACCGACGAGCCGCCCGCCGCCACTAAGGCACCCAGCGCAGCGAAGAAAGAAGGCCAGCCATGACCGAACTCGTCATCTATTGGATTGGTGCGCTGGCCGTGCTGGTGGTTTTGCTCGTCGCGACTGCACTGCTGGGTCGCATGGCATATGAGTGCGCTGAGAACGCCTGCAAGGACATTCTCCGCTTCCGCCGTCTGGCGTGGCTGCGCTACTGGACCGGGCGCCTGGAGCGTGAGGGTCTGCTGCCGCTCGATGAGCACTACCGCGCCATCAGCAAGGCCCAGCGCCCAACGGACGTGGACCAGGCCTACGAATGGGAACACGAAGCAACGAAAGGCCAGCCATGACCGCAGCACACGACACCCAGGCGCTGACAGAAGCAGAAGAGCTGTTGCAATGGTTCGATGAGTGCGAGGGATTTGAGAGCGGGACGGCTGCACCGCACAAATGGGTTCTGCAAGCGCACTCCGAACTTCGCCGGCTGAATGACATCGCCTCCCGCCTCCAGGAGCAGGAGGGGCAGCCCGCGCCAATCGCTTGGGAAGCGACGACCTCGGCGTACATCAAGTTCATCACCCAGGAGCGCTACAGCCGCTTCGCGCCCGCCGTCCAGCGCTGGTACAAGCCCTACCGCTGCTCTTCCTGCGCCACCCTTGTCGCAGGCTCTCAAGCGGTGCAGGTGCCCGGGTGGAGGCCAACGGACGACGAGATTCGCCAAGCGTGGGACGATCTCCAGAAACGCGAGGAAGCTGCGTTGCAGGCCCTGAGGGCCGCGCGGATCGGCAGCACTTGCGCAGCGTGCGGAGTGGGCAAGCTGGCCGCCGATGGCAACGGCTACAACTACTTCGAGCGCTGCGACTCTTGCCGCCACGTGCCTTTCTACGATGAAAACGGCGTGGACATGATCGCCAAACTCGCGAAAGCTCGAGCTGCCGCCCCTCTACAGCCTCTGGCTGGCGGGGAGGTGGGCAATGGATAAGCAGCCCGTGACGCCGCGCTGCGTTGTGCTCATGACGCTCGCGCTTCAGAGTCAGGCCAGAACCTATGACGACCTGGTAGCGCTCACCGGCCTGAGGAAGGCGACTGTGGCGCGCTGGATCACAGCGCTGCGCACCGCGGACCGCATGGTGCGAATCGAGGCCTACGCGCCAGACAAGAGCGGCAGGCCTTTCGTTCCGATGTTCCGTCTCGGCGGCGAAGTGGATCTACCGCGGCCTGGGCCGGCGATCGCACCGGCCCAGCGAATGCGCGCTCTTCGTGCAAAGCGGAAAGCCCTCGCACCTCACCCATCCAAAAGCAAGGGGGAGACCGAATGAGCGACCTGACTCGTCAAGAACTGTGCGTCCAGCTGCGCATCAGTGAGTCCACCGTGCGACGCTTGGAGCGCGATGGCCTACCCTGCACCCCCGTGGGCCGCAGCAAGCGGTACGACCTCACCGAATGCAAGCAGTGGCTGCGCACCAACCAACCGAGTCAAAAATGTCAATCTGGATCGACAAGCAAGGGCGCCGTCACGTCGGAGTCATGGTCAAGGGCCGTCGCGTACATCGAATCCTCGAAGCAGGTTCGTCGGCGAGTGATGCCAAGCAGCTTGAATCTCGTCTCATCGCCGAGCTGACGGCAATCAAGCCGCTGGCGGGCGATCCTCTGCTGGTGGAGCTGATGCCGCTGTACATGGAGCACGCCAACACGACGCGCTGGCCCGACCAGGCCAAGCACTGCGCTTTGAGGATCGAGCCCTGGCTGAAAGACCATCGCGCCTCACAAGCCCGCGAAGTGGCCGCGAAGATCATTCGCGACATGAAGCCAGCCTATAAGCCGGCGACGATCAACCGAAGCCTGGCAGCGCTCAAGAAGGCCTTGTCGATCGCTTGGGACCTGGGCATGACGCAGGTGAACCACGGGATGGAGATCAAGAGCTTGCCGCCGAACAACAAGCGCGAGGTGTTCCTGACGGTCGACGAAGTGCACCATCTCGCCTCCCATTGCCCCGAGGGTGTCCAGGCGGCGATCTGGATCGCCCTGTACACCGGCGCCCGCCGCGGGGAGGTCTTGGCCATCAAACCGGAGGACGTGGGAACCCACTCCCTGACCATCCACGCCCAGAACACGAAGACGCTGCGGACGCGCGTTGTCCCGATCGTCGACCCGCTATGGCGATGGTTGTCGGAGGTGCCGCTACCGTACAAGGACTATGAGGGTCTGAAAACGGGGTTCCAGCGCGGCCGAGCAAAGGCCGGGATGCGGCATGTGAATTTCCACGACCTGCGCCATTCCTGCGCATCGATCCTGATCGCGAGCGGCGCAGACCTCTACACCGTCAGCAAGATCCTCGGGCACGCCGCAGTGACCACTACGCAGCGCTATGCTCACATGCAGGTTGAGCAGCAGCGCGACGCCCTGTCGAAAGCCTTTGGTTGA